TTGACTTTCCTTGTGAAAAATGGTATATTATGGATATCTCTCGGTTGGACCGCCATGTCGGAATGAAGCCGGGGGACTCCTATGGCATACATGGATGACCAATGGATATATTTTCATAAAAAACTTTTTCCATCTACTTTTATTTTTTTACAGTCATCTCTGTATGCGGTCCACGCAGTGAGTTTGTGTTTATATGCTCTAAAAACAAAAACGATATTCTTGTTTTTTGATCCTTTTTTTTCATTGAAAACTCCGTAAAAAATAGCGTTAAGCGATACTTCATGCCTATTTGGCTGCTGTTGGAAGGAAACTCTAAAATCAGTTGGGTTGCTTAAAGTTGCTGCAAACATATTGATGAACTTCGATCTTTCGGGGTGCAGCATCAGATGTTTTCCAAATTCCTTGTAATCGATAACCAAGGGATAGGTCATTTCGTTGACTTTCTTCATCAAGACAGCCCCACCTTTGAAAAACCGAGCATCTTTCTTTCCGTCAAAGGATTCCTTCAATGCCGATTCAAAGTTCGTGCAGAAGTCTGTTATATTGTCAACTTGTTCGTTATATTGAGGCATTGGAATAGGCTTAAAATTTTTAGGCAACTCGAATGAGTCGGGCTTCCAGACGCCTTCCTGTGGAACATCCTTGTACTTTTCCCATGTTGTTCCTGTGACGCCCATATCGGCATCGCCTATGCTGTAGTCCCAATTTTCGCCGATGTTGGTGGTGTCGTTTGCAGGTGTCGGGGCTTTCGTTTCTTTTTCAAGCCCTGCTTTCATTTCGTACTTGCTGATGAACTCCTTTTCGCACATGCAGCCGAAGCCGTTGGGCGGGCTATGCTTTTCCCACCACGGGTCGTTTACAGGGAGCACCGTGCCGTTCCACGCCTTGTGTTCATCGCGGCTTGTGGGCATCATCATGCAGACATACTTTGCGTGGGTGAAAACATCAGGCATTGCTCTGGCTTGGGCTTCTTGAGCGGCAGCAGTACAGGTTAGCATATTTGTTTGGTAAATGACTTTCGAACGCCATGCACCGTATTTCGGCTTTTTCATCTTTTCGTCAAAGCTAGGGTCTGATTCACGCCACTTGCTTGCGATATTGTAAAAGCGGTCGCGGAAGTCTTGCAAGGATTCGCCCTTCTCGATGGCAGCATTTACAGCACTTCTGAAATCGCGCAGGATATCTTCTTGCATGCATCCTGCAACTGTAAAAGCTCGAACATGCATAGCGCCCTTGATGTCATCCCATTTTTTTGTAGGGAGAACCCTCAATTTGTCCTGAAAGAACTTTACGGCTTCATCATAAGCCCCCTGCTTGAAAGCGATTTCCTTAGCCATCGATTACGCCTGCTTTTTTGAGAATGGAGAAACGGCCTGCGAGGTCTGCGGCAAGGAACGCCTGTTCCATTTCTTCGGCTATTTTATCCATGGGCATTTCGCCGTAGCAGCCTATAAGCTTGTCGCGGACTTCTTCGAGGCTTTTTGCGTTTTCTACGAGTTCGCGGATGGGTGCAAGGAAATCGATTTTTTCACATTCGTCTGCAAGGTGTTCGGTGAACGCGTTCACCTGCTTGCGGAGTTCGTGGCTTGCGTTGCGAACTTTCGGCTTCTTTTCGGGGCCTTCCGCAAACATTGCGCCGCTTTGCTGCACTTCGGTCATCTCGAAATACTTTTCGTCGATGCCATAAATGTCGGTGATATACTGGGCATTGAACTTGACTCCCAGTTGCGTGAGCTTCACGTCACGTTCGAGGCGGGCTTCCTGCAAATCTTCCGGGAGAATGATGTTCATCCACGGGATTTCTTTTTCATTCGGCCAGTTGATTTCGTAGATCCAGCGGATGAGCTGGTTGATGCTGGATTCTACCATTGCGGCATCGTCAAGGGCTAGGTCTGCGCGCACGTCGTTGTGTACGGTAGCCATAGCCTGTGTGCCGCCCGAGCTCGTCTGTTCGGTGGTGAGGGTTTCTCCAAGCCAAGCCTTGGACATGGCCTTGTCGGCCCATGCGATGATTTCGGAGTGCGGGTTTGTGCCGCTCAGGCGAGTTTCCAGAAGTTCCACGGAGCCGGTCTGCGGGATGACTGCGACTGCATCGCGGATAAGCCCTGCGAGCATTTTCAGGAACTGTTGCTGTTCGGCATCGGTTGCCGTTGGCGGCACTTTGCCGATTGCCTTTGGCATGCCGTACTTCTCGACAAAGAGCATCCAGAACTTGAGACCGCCTTTCTTGAACGCGAGAGGCCAGAAGCAGCGGGAGTAGGTGGCGTTTCCGTATGGGTTCGCGGTTGTCGGGCGGTTGCGAGTGACGAGGAACTTGCGGGCGGGCATTTCTTGGCGGGTGCCGTCCTTCGTCTGCAAGAGGAGCTTGCTATCGCTGTCGAACTTGAACCATTCCTGCTTGCGGTCCTTGATGGCTGTGGGCAATATGAGCACGCCCAAGTCGGTCGCGACTGCATCCCACACGATTTCATGCACTGCGTAGCCGAAGCCGATTGCTTCGAGCATCTGCGAAATCGTGTTGCGGAGGTCGATGTTCCAGAGGTATTCCTCGACAAACTTTGCCTTGTTCTGGTCGCCCTTGCTGCCGTCGATTGTCCATGCACGGCTCGTGATGGCGGCAAAGCGCTTATTTTTCACAGCGTCAAGGTGAGCGTCTATCATTTCGCGATAGACCTTGATGTTGCCGCCCTGAGCCTTGAGGATTGTATCGGGGTTTGGCAAGTAGTCGAGCCCGGTGATATACTCGGCGACATTCCGGGTGGCGACTTCCTTTGCAAGCTGCAATTCGCGCTTGTTTTGGGTCTCGTTCTGGTTATTTTTGTTCTTTTTGCTCATGCAGTCCTCGGTCTGTTTCTAATCTCGTTGAATCGCCGTTCAAATTCGTTGAAAAATGATTTTTTAAAGTTCGTTGTCCACTTGCTAGGGTTTTCAGAAAAAAGGCTTAAAAGGGCCTTTCTGTGCGATTTTTTAAAAGCTGCTTAAATCCACGTTTTGCCCCTTGAACGGGTTTGCCGTTTGCACGAATATCGGGCCTGCCGCGTTCGCTGATTTTGCGTGGTATGCCAAAGCCGCTCCCCAGAAGAAGTCGCCGTGGCCCTTCTCGGTGCTTTCAGCGTCGTAACGGACATTCCCGGCACTTGTGACAATCTTTTTGACGGCGTGGATGCTTTCGGCCTGTTTGTCCTCTTCGCGTCCGTCAACGCCCGGAAACTTCGGGCATTTTTCGATGATGAGTTTCTGGTCTTCGAATGCTTGCAAAAGACTGATGGCGAGGTCAGCCTTTACCGTGTTCGTGAAAAGTACGCCTTCGACCTTTACCGAGCCGAACTTCTCTTGAGCTCTTTCGGTGAACTGGTCGCCAAGCCCAGTGCGGTCGATACAGGCACGCACGAGGTTCGGAAGCTTGAGGAACTTGTAGAGTTTTTCTTCAAGGTAGCTCCACTTCTTTTTCTGGTAAGCTTCGACCGCTCGGCAAACAAGCTGGTCGCAGACATCTTCGAATACATAGATGACATAGAGGTGACGGTGGCGGGCTACGTCGCAACCGAGGTAGAGCGGACCTTTAGCCTTTTCAAGACCAAGGATGCCTTGGCGTTCGCAGCTGTGAATGAGGTCATAGCCGATCATCGACGTGGACTCGTCTTGCGGATTACAGCAGTATTCCTCTTGCCAAATGGCTTCGGTAAGGCATCCCTTGTGTTCCTGCTCCAGCCACGCTTCGCGTTCTTTCCTGGAGAGTTTCTTACCGCAGATGCGGTCGGCAACGCCTTCCTCTACTGCGAGCTGGATTGGCACGGTGTGCACGCTGTAGTCAAGTTCACCTTTTTTGCACTTCTCGATGAGCTTGTAGAAGAGCGAGTTTACGCCGTTGTGGGTTGACAGGATGCGGATGGGATAGCCCCACATGGCGGCGGGCTTTGCGGCTGCCCACATCTTCTGGTCATTTTCGTGGTGGGCGGCTTCGTCCCACACGATTTTACCGCCTTTGGAGCGGAATGCTTTGGGGTTGCTGGAGAGCACGTAGATTTTGGAGCCATTGTTGAACTCGATAATCTTGCTCTTGATACCCTTGTCTTCGTCGGCAAATTCGCAGTCCTCGATGTCTTCGGAGTTGATTTCTGCGAGAGCCTTGGCGATGGCGTTGAGCTTTTGGATCCACGATTCGCAATAGTCGATGTATTCGGCTGCTGCGGTCATGTCAGCTGAGCTGAAAAAGACCTTGAGTCCGGGCTGTTCGATGCAGTCCTGCACGTCTTCAAAGCTCTGCACCCAAGTTCCACCGATACGGCGAGATTTTTCGAAAATCTTGACTTTCGACTTGTCGGCTAGCCAACGCTTTTGATAAGGAAAAAAGAATTCGGTCAACGAGGCCATTACGCTACACCCAGTTCTTTCTTGATGGCGTCAAGCGCCTTCTTGGCGCGTTCTTCCGGGGAGAGGTCGGACTTGTTCTGCTTCGGGGCTACGGCCTCGTACTTGCGGGCGTGTTCTGCCGCGTCGATAATGCGCTGGAGCGCGGTGTAGCGTTCGGGGGCAACCTTCACGCCGTCGAGTTCGTCCTGCTTGATTTTGCGGACCATGACTTCGCCCAGTTCGAAGAGCGTTGCGTGGAAGTTGTTTTCGCTGCCGCTTATGGCGACACGGGCTTCATCCCAATGGTCTTCGGATTTCCAGGTCTGTAGCGTGCGGGTAGAAACGTTAATAGCCCGGCTGATATCTGCCAGGCTCATTTGATGGATGGTGTAGAGTTCCTTTGCGCGGGGCTTGAGTTCTGCCTTGCTCATTTTATTCTCCCGTTATGTTCCATGCAACAGGCGCGAATGGCTTCCATGGACTGTCTCTGTTCTTCGGTGTACTTTTGGAAAAGCGTTTCCCAGCGCGTGTTCTCGACGGCTTGAGCCTTCTCCCATTTTGCGGTTTCATTCGTGTAAAAAATGGCGAGCATCGCCGCGAAAATTGCGCTTATTCCAAATTGCTTCAAAGCTTCAGTCCAAAAAGTATTGTTCATAGAGTGCCTCGCAACAAACTTACTTGTAAGCCCGTGACTTAGGGCATGCCACTGTCATTCCCTCTTTCGGTTTTTCGCTTGTAACTTTGAAGCCATGAAAGACAAGAAACTTTTGAAATCCGATGAACTCAAGGAACCGTGGGTCGAAGCGTTCAAGGTCGGCAAGGTCACTGACATGGCTGGCAAGGAACACGACTTCAGCGAAGCGGACCTTGAAGATTTGAACGAAGGTATCCACGAACAGCTCAAGGCCGGTTACCAGCCGCCGCTCGTCAAGGGTCACCCGAAAGTCGATGATCCGCGCGTAGGCTCCATTGTCGATTCCAAGGTGGAAGACAACGTGCTCAAGGTGAAGCTCGACGACGTGAGCAACGACTTTGCCGAAGAGGTGAAAAAAGGCGGCTTCAAGTACCTTTCAGCGTCCGTTTACAGCAACTTGAAAAAGGGACTTCGACACCTCGGAGCTTTGGGCGCTCACGCCCCTGCAATGAAGGGCATGGCCCCGCTCTGCTTTGGCGAGGGCATGTTTGCCGAAGCGGACAAGGGCGTGAACGAACAGGATGTGTGCATGTTCGCGGAATCGTTTTCGTGGGATAGGCTTGTGCCTGCATCCGTGTTTGAACGACTTGTATATCGCTTCAGTGCGCTTGGACGCATGTTCAGGAGCCAGCGCGAACAGCTGATTGAAAAGGAAGGCATCGAAGCTGCCGACAAGGTTTTCCCGGAATACGTGGTAAAAGATGTCGAGGATGCCGAAAGCATTCTCAAGGATGCCAAGGATTTCCCGAAGCAGACCCCGCCTGTTCAGGCTACGGCTGCGAAGGACGCACAGAGTTCCTTTGGCGATCATGACGAAACTACTGATTCTGCTCCGCTGGAGAACGGGGTGCAGGATCCTCAGCCTACAACGCCCCCTCACGACGAGCCGACCGCATCTATCCCGGAAGGCCATTCTAGCGAAGCGGCGCGGTTGAGCGAAGAGAACGCGGCACTCAAGGCCGAAAACGACGCCCTTAAGGCTGACAAGCTTGCAGCAGAGCGTCTGCGTGCCGGGGCTGCGTTCTCCGAGACTTTGGACAAGGCTATTGCCGATGGCCGCTGTAATCAGGTGCTCAAGGATAACCTGATGAAGGTCTTTGGAGTATGCCAGGAAGTGCCGGTCGATGGCGAAGGTTGCTTTGGAGAAGGCGATGACCGCGTGAATGTTGCCGATGTGCTTGCAGATACTGTCGCTGCGCTCCCGAAGATTGTGGAGTTTGGCGAATCGCCAAAGCTCTCCGGAGTAAAGAAGGTGCCTGCCGGTGAAGTAATCGCCAAGTACAAGGCCGAAGAAGAATCCAAGGGCAGAACGCTTTCGTTCGCCGAAGCTGCGGAAGAATGCTTCCGCGACAAGAATTAACAAAAAAGGAGTCCCAAATGAAGGGTAATGTCCTCAATTTCACGGCATCTACTGCCGTTCCCGCCTTCCGCTTCGTCTCTTTGGGCGCAACCGAAGGTTCCGTTGCACTTGCTTCCGCTGGTGGTGATGCCGTTGGCGTGAGCTACGAACTGGATGCAGTACAGGGTGCACGTCAGGATGTGCAGTTTGACGGTATCGCAGAAGTCACCGCTGGTGGTGCTTTTGCCGTGGGCGCAAAGCTCAAGGTTGGTAGTAACGGCAAGGCTGTCGCCGCTTCTGCAGGTGATGCCTATGTGGCTGTAGCTCTCGATTCTGCTACCGCTGATGGCGATGTGGTGCGTATCAAGCTTGAAAAGGGTGCTGCCACCAACGAAACGACTTTCAAGGCCGAAGAAGCCATTGGCAAGAACCTTTTCGTTAAGGCAGGAACCGACACGGACAAGGTTAAGAAGGGCACCGCTGGTGCCGCTGTTCTCGGTGTAAGCGGTGACGAAGACACTGCTAGTGGCTCGAATATCGTCGTGCAGACTAGCGGCAATGTGAAGGTTCTCGCTGGTGGCACGATTGCGGTCGGTGACCGTATCGCTTGCGATGCCAACGGCAAGGCTGTTGCAGCTGGGGCATCCACCGAAACTTATGGCGTTGCACTCACGGCGGGTGCTTCGGGCGACCTTATCACGGTTGCTTTTGGTTACGCTGGCAAGACCGCAGCCGGTTAAACTTTAACAAGGACAACAACATGAAGAAGATTACCAAATACGCTCTCATGCTCATTTCCCTCGTGTGTGTTCTGAGCACCATTGCTGGTGCCGACACGCTTACCGCCTGCGGCGTTCCGCAGATTGTCGCAAACCTCTTCGGTGCAGACGGTGGCTATCTTGCCGCTGGCTTGCTCTTGCCGATTGGTGAACAGCAGACCGGCATTGTTGCGGCTTACCAGAACAAGAAGCTCATTGCCGATCAGGTGATGCCGATTAAGGTGCTTGATGGCCCGGAACTTGCGTTTAAGTATTACGAACGCACCAAGGGCGACGCTTTTACCGCTCCTGAAACTCGCGTGGGTCGCACTTCTGAACCGAACATTATCCACTTGTCCGGTGAAGAAAGAACGGGTGCTTGCGTGGCTCATGGCTTGCAGGATATCGTGCCGAAGGAAGATATCGACCAGATCAAGAACAAGGAACGCTTTGTAAACACTCACCTTGAATACTTGATGAATCAGGTATTGCTCGGTCGTGAAATGCGTGTTGCAGACACTGTTCAGAACACTTCCAATTATGGCACTGGCCTTTCTCACACCTACGAAGCTGCTCAGGGTATCGGTGCAGACGGTTTCAACATCGTCGAAGTGCTCCTCGAATACCTCGAAAAGCCGCTCGCTCGTCCGAATATCATCGGTATGAACGCCTTTGTGTGGGCAAAGCTCCGCACCGACCCGAACATTCTCCGTGCAGTCTATCCGAACTCCAACGGTGCAGGCGTTGCAACTCGCCAGCAAATTATGGACTTGTTCGAAGTTGACCAGATTCTCGTTGGCGAAGCCCGCGTGAATACGACCAAGAACGCCAAGAATCCGACTCTTGCTCGTTGCTGGGGTAATAACATTTGGGCGCACTACTCCGAACCGCTTTCCAACCTCAAGGAAGGCATTGCTTGGGGTATGACCGCACAGGTTGGCGAACGCAATGCATCGATTGTCGAAGACGAAAAGGTTGGTCTCAAGGGTGCCGAAGTCATCAAGGCCGGCTTCTATCAGACCGAAGTCGTTGTCGGCAAGGATGCAGGCTTCATCTTGAAGAATGTCGTTAAATCCACCCAGGGCTAACAATGAACTACTGCACTTACGAGGACATTCAAGGGCATGTTCCCAATGCTCGTTTGGTCGAGGTCACCGATGACCTTACACCGAACGCGACTGGAGAGGTAAAGGTCAATATCGTTGAAAAGGCCATCAAGGAAAGTTCAACGCTTATTGACTCTTACGTGAGAAAGCGTTTCCCGCGTCCGTTCCAGAGTGTCCCGGAAGTGTTGCGTATGGTCTGCGTTGACCTTACCATCTACAACCTGTATGAACGCGTAACGGAACTGAATATCACTGAAGGTATGAAGCTCCGCTACGATAACGCCATCAAGTTGCTCATCCGCATTGCCGATGGCCAGCAGGACATCGGGGTTGCTCCTGATGAACCTGTTACCGAAACGGGCTTTTCCGTTGCCTCCAAGGTCGATGGGGGGCCCGCCATGTTTTCGCTTAGCTCCATGAGGTTCTGATGCCTGTAGCCGTAACGAATGACTACGTGATTGAAAAGGCTATCAAGGACCTTTTACGCGATGACAATACGCCCATGAACTTCAAGGCGATTGACGTGTCGCATAACATTTCAGCCCTTTCCCGCCCGGGTCTTGCGTGTGCAGTTGTTTCGGGTGAATATACCGCGATGGACAATAGCGGCGAAGTCGAGGAAAAGGCAAAGATTGTCGTCTCGCTCGTGTTCAAGAACGTCGCGAACGAGGAAGAACGCCGCAAGCTGGCACACCCGGCTGTTCGCTACGTCATCGACAAGCTCCACAAGAATGATTTGGGGCTTGACATGGAACCTTTGACTGTAGGCAACTGGCGTGAAGTGACCACCGCAGAGCACGTGGCTGTTGCCTGCATGGTGGTTGAAATTGAATTTACGACGCAGTTCACGGTTGTACCCGAGTCCGCTGAACAAAACTACAGGGAACTGCTTTCTATCTGCTCTACGTTCAAGAGTGAAACTCCTGATAACGAGACTCTTGTCGAGGGCGAAGTGATTTACAAAGAGGTAAACAATGAACCTGAACTCTAACATTCCGGAAACGATGATTCCGGGCTCTTACACGGGCTACAACTACTATGCCGGCCCGAACGGTCTCCCCGCCAACATTCAGAAAGTGTTGCTTGTTGGCGACGTGTCTTCTGAGGGGTCTCTTGCTGCTTGCAAGCCGACGGAAGTCTCCAACGAACAGGAAGCTATTGCGCTTGCCGGTTCGGGTTCCGTTCTTATGCAGATGTACAAGGCTGCTAAGAAGGCTTGGAAGTATGCCCAGATTACGCTCTTGCGCCATGCAACCGTAACGGGTTCTGCCGCCTCTTGGGCGTTTACCTTTAGCGGAACCGCGACCAAGGCAGGTTTGGTGAGCGTGATTTGCAACGGTGTTGAATACGCCGCTGGCGTTGCCAAGAATGACGAACCGGGTTCGATTGCTGTAGAACTTGCGAATGTCATCAATAACACGCCTGACGCTCCGTTTACCGCAGTCGCTACCTTGGACGATACTACCCCGACGGGCGAAGTGGTTCTCACGGCAAAGTGTAAGGGCGCTTACATCTCCGCAAGTGCTGGCGGTTTGAATGTCTCTGGGGCATCCGAAGCCGAAGGGATTACCGCAGGCTCGACTACCACGACTGCAGGCGTTGGCACTGTAAGCCTCGAAACGGCCCTTGCTGCCGCATTCCCGGAACGATTCCACATCATCGTAAGCCCGGTGTACGACGCTACCAACTTGGGCTACCTCAAAACGCACCTTGATTCTGCAGCCGCACCGCTTGAACAGCGTGGTCAGCGAGCCGTATGCGCAATGATCGCCACACCGACGATGGACGGAACGACTCTCGTTCGTGGTGCAGCAACTAACGCGGTCAACGCAGCTAAGGCACAGAACTACGAACGCGTACACATTGCGGCAGCCAAAAACAAGTTGAACGCTACCGCGTGGGAAATTGCAGCGGGTCTCGGTGCAATTTTCGCAAGCAACTCTAAGCCGAACGTGCCGATGAACGGCGTTGCCATTCCGGGGCTTGCAATCCCCGATGTCGAAGACAAATGGAGTGGTGAAGAACAAGATGATTTGCTTTACGCAGGTGTTATTCCGTTGGTGGAAGAAGATAGCCAGCTTTGCATCGTTCGTGCAGTAACCACGAAGAGCAATAATGGCGGTGTTCGCTTTGAAAAGCTCGTTGATACAGGCGTTATCGCCTCGCTCGATTACTTCCGCGATGCACTTCTTTCCACGCATAAGTCGAAGTTCAAGAACAAGGTCATCCACGCACTCCTTGCAGACTCCATCAATGAAGAAAACAAGAAGGTGGCCAAGGACCTTGAAGATGAAGAAATCTTGCGTTACATCGACGAATACGCAGATCAGTTCATCACGCAGGAATCGAAGAAGGTACCGGGCCGTATGCTCTGCCAAATCCCTGCACCTGTTGTGCCTGGCCTCAACCAGATTTACAACACCATCGACCTTTATCTTTAAGGAGTAAACCATGAGAATTTCTTCATTTTCTCTCATTAAAGACGGCTCTGAAATCACCGACTTCTCGAAGTTCAAGGAAGGTGAAATCGAAGTTGCCCAGACTGTAGAATACTTTGGTGGCGAAGATTTCATCAAGGTTCCGAAAAAGTACAACTTCTCGCTTACTTACCTCCCGAAGTCCGGTGCGGACTTGGATTGGGTCAAGGAAGAAGATAAAAACGACAAGGGTTGGACTTTCATTGTCAACTATGTTGGCGGTAACAAGGTCACCTATACCGGCGTTCATCTTCTCAAGTCCACCCCGAACGAAGTGGATGGCAAAACTGCCAAGGAATCCCAGCTTGACTTCTATGCAGCAGGTCGTACGTAATTATGAGCGGCTTGTCTGATAAAATCCGAGATGCTCACGATGCCGCCGAAAAGGCCGATGCCGCTGAATCTGCGATTATCGACCAAATCAAGGCCTCGCACGATGTATTCAAGGATATCGAATGGCCTGGCATTCCTGGCGTGAATGTTCGCATGAGGCTCTTGACGGTTTCCGAAGCCCGCAAGGCTAAGGTCGATAACCAGCAAGAGTTCAAGCGTGACGGACTTGAAATCGGGATGCAGAACTTGGCAGATTACCGCGAACAGGAAGCTGTACACGGTATGTGGCGGGCTTTTTCCGACCCTGAAACGGGAAAGCCTATTTTCCGCAGTGCCGAGCACATGCGAACCTTGTGTACCAATGATGAACTGAAAGCCTTGTGCGATGCTTACAATGCCTTCTCCGACGAGAATGATCCGAACTTGGAAAAGCTCACGGACGAAGAATTTGAACAGCTCAAGGAAACTCTCAAAAAAAAACCGGACCAGATTCGCTCGAAAGTCTTAAGCTTGCCTGTAGCTTGGAAGCTTCTGCGTATTTTGGTTGCCCCGCAAGAGAACTAAACGACGCCCAATGGCTCCTCGTCTTCGCGATGAAGGGCTATTTGGCCGACAACGATAAAGGATGGCAGAGCATTGGCTGACGTTTCGATAAGAATTGGTGCTGACCCGACTAAGCTTCAAAACGGCTTGAAACAATCATCTGCCGCGATTAACAGCTTTGGCGCTCGCGCCCGTGCAAGTATTGCTCGTGTAGGCAGTTCTCTCAAGGGGCTTGCCGACCGCATGGTTACGCCATTCAATTCGTTGGTTCTTGGCGGTGGGCTTGGCATGGCCATCAAGAACGTGGGCGACCTCTCCGAATCGCTCATGTATTACGGCTTTGCCGCAAAGAAAAGCGACGCGGACACGAAGGTGTTCCGCGAATCGCTGCATAAGACGGCGGTCGAGACAGGTGTTGCCGCCAACGAAATCCTGAACGGGGTTTCAAAAATCGGTGAAATTACGGGTAAATTTGATTTTGCCGAAGAAATGGGCTCAAACCTTGCAAAAGCCGCTAAGGCTTCAGGGGCTTCTGTTGAAGACTTGGCATCTGTAGCAGCATCCTTGAGTGGCTCAATGGGGTATGGCGCGGACCAGGTTCAAAAGACCTTCAATGCGTTGATTGTCCAAGGTGAAGCGGGATCCTTCACCTTGAAGGGCTTTGCGAGTCAAGGCCGAGCTTTGCTGGCTTCAGCGTCTTCCGTTGGAATAAAGACATCGGAACAATTTGCAAAATTTGGCTCGTTTCTACAGATTGTCAATGAAAAAATTAAGAGTGAAGCGGAAACGACAACATCCGTTTCAACGCTTTTTTCAGAATTGATTGATAAAGCTGGGGATATCCAGAAGAAATTTGGCGTTAAAGTTCTTGATAAAAACAAGGAAATGCGTGAATTTGACGTCATCATAAAAGAAATCATGGAAAAAACAGGGGGAAAGCTCAATAAACTTTCGCCTGTTTTCGGTGCGTCATCGATGAAAGCCATCTACCCGTTGATAGCGGAATATAAGAACGGCTGGGAAAGAATGGACCAAATTGCAAAAGACGGTATTGAGGGGATGACCAATACGAGCGTTTTGCAAAAATACTATGAAAAGGCATCTAATTCCTTCAACGGCAACATAGGCAAAATGACGGCTGTTGCCCACAAGTTTGCGGATGAAAACCTTACCGGTCCCGTGGAAAGTTTAACGAACGCGCTCAAGTTCCTGAATGAGCATCAGGGTATTGTTACAGCTGGATTTACGACAATGAAGTATGCCGCATTGGCTCTTGGAGCCGTCAAAATTGGCGGACTTGTAAAAGATGCTGCAGCTCTTGGGCGTGATTTGAAGGGGTTCTGGTCCAAAAAGTTTGGTTCAGATTCATCTTCGCTTAAATCCGCAGTAGATACAGTCCAAAAGGTGTATGTGGTCAACATGGGTGGAGGCATGGGCGGAGCCAACTACATGGACGATGACCTCCCTGTAAATACGCAAAAGACTACAAAGGCGATGGAAACGACTACCAAAGAAGTGGGGCGATTCCGTCAAGGTCTTTCAAACGCCCGTGCTGGGCTAAATCGCTTGGGCGGTTCGGCTCTTGGCGGTCCTCTCCTTGGTATCGCCACCAATTGGGCTATGGGGCAAATCTACGACTTTGGTCAAGCCTTTATGGAATGGCGGAACGTCGTTGCTTCCTCGCGTGAAACCGCCGCCAATACCATCGACACGAACGCCAAAAGTTTTGAAGAACGGTATGGCAAGAACGTCCACGCTAAACGCTATGACGAAACGCTGAAAGCCATCAACGAAGAAGAAACAAGCTTTTTGCCGTCGCAAAAAAAGCTCGACAAACTCTATGCTCAGCTGAACATATCGAGAGAATTGATGTCTCGCGATATCGCTAGCGGTCGCCAGCGTACCAACGCTCAAGATTACGAACAGGCTTTGAATCAGAATATCGTTATCCATGTTGATTCTAACGGTCGTTCCATGGTTGAAACAGACCACGGCAAACCGCCAAAAGTCAAAACATACAGAAAAAATACACCGACTTGGGGGGCTTAAATGGCAGAAGGAAAGATTGCACAGCTTGGCCCGTGGAAACTCAAGCTCGTATCTATTGACGATGACATCTCTCACGCCATTTCTGAAACGGTTTACCCGTACAAAAACGGCGCAGACCTTGAAGACATGGGTGTAAACCCGGAAGCCTTCAAGTTTTCTGGAATACTCTCCAACAAAGAGTATGACAAGAATTACAAGTCTTTGCGTAAATGGTTTTTGTCCATTTTCTCGAAGCCTGTAGAGCTTTTTCACCCGGATCACGATACACTTTACGGCTATCCAAAAAACGCCTCATTCCACAATGACCGCCGTCGCCATTTCTGCGAGTTCACCTTTGATTTCGAAGTCGCAGAAATTCAGCCCGACACGCAAAGCTACACGGATCCTTACGAGGCAAACTTTGAGGAAGCGAAAGCTCTCAACGAAGAAGTCCAGGTAGAAGTTGCGGAGACTATGCAACAGGCAGGTGTTCCCGATGTTGAAGGGTCCTCAGACTGGTCTTTGATTGATGTGTGGGGTTCTCTTGGCGATTACGCCCGTGAATTTGCCGAAAATACAAGCAAGGCGATGAACAAGTTGCTTGGCGCCATTGAGACTGTCAAGGCACCTATTGATGCTATAAACTCGGCTATTGATTACGTGGATTCACTTTCTGGAACGCTCACCAAGGCTATCCAAAGTTGCTGTGACTCCTTTGTTGGCTTATCTCGCAGAGTGACCTCCCGCAAAGGCCGCTCTAGGGCTTCTGTGGCGACTTTGGTTACAGACTTGTCAACGATGCTCGCGTCTCTTAACGATGCTCCTGCTAGCGTCCAAGCGTCATTTGCGACGATTGCAGCATCCACCGTGGCAACGGAAACAGCAAAACTCATTTCTGATGACGAAAAGAAAATGGGCGAATCGATTTCCGCTGAAAGCGTGGAACTTGACGATGCCGAAGGTCGCCCACTCGCTGATGAAACTCGGCCTTACTTGCTCACGCCAAATGATCTTGAAGACACTCTCGCCATATCCCGTGATTTCATTCAGAAGGTTTTGCCCGTCGCAGTAAGCCCGCATCGACTTAAGAAGCAGGCCGCAACGCTTGCAGATGCTGTTTTGCGTATCAAGATGGAGTATATGACCACCAAGACGCTTGATTTGAGTCACGACACACCACTCCACAAGATTGCTTTGGATAATGGACTTAACTACAAAGCGGCAGAACGCCTTTGTGCGCTGAACGATGTCAAGAATCCGACCTTTATGAACGGCAAGGTATTAGTCTATGAATCGTGATGAAGTCATCTTGCTAGTCCACAATGTGCGTGTTGACAAGTTCGTGAGTTACACGATCGATGCTGACCTCTATTCCCCAGAGGGCTCTTTCTCGTTTGAGTGCGATTCCAAGTACGATGTGAGCAGAGGCGATACATGCCAAATCTTTGTGAATCGCAAGCGCGTGATGGCAGGCCTTATCGATACCGTGCGCCGTTCGCTTTCTCGCAGTGGCCCCAAGATGGATATTGAAGGGCGTTCCGTAGCAGCGGTGCTCGCTGACTCCAGCGTGACAAAGTTTGCAACATTGCCCACCACGCTACCCCAGCTAACAGAAAGACTTGTGCGCGATTTGCCGTTTCTCTCCAGGAAAAATTTCGTATTCAATTCGGGAGCCGATAAAGTCAAGGTCAAGAGACAGTTTGTTGAACTTTCTCCAGGCGATAGCGTCTTTGATGTTATCAAGAAAGCCGCAAATTCTCAAGGTTATCTGTTCTGGGCTTCTCCTGAAGGCGAACTCGTCTTTGACAAGCCGGTTGAACGCGGCAAGGCGAAATTCAAGATTCACGCCTTTGAAGACGGCTCTGAAATGGACTACATCGAAGGGTCTGTAAGTGAAACGATTAATGATCAGCACTCGTTAATCAAGGTAATTGGTGAAAGCCAAGACGATGACGAAATCAAGTATGTGTCGGTGAAAGTTGAAAATAGCGATTTCCCGTTTTACCGCCCGCTCGTGGTTCATTGGAATGAAAACGAAGGCCCTGCAAAGAAGACCGCAGAGCTTCACCTTGCAACCGAAAAGGTCTCCGCAATCCAGTTGGAATATACAATGCCTGGACATTCCCAAAACGGCATTCCTTGGACTATAAACGCCTTTTGCGATGTGCAAGATGACTACAACGGGGCTAACGACTCCTATCTGATAAAACGCCGTACATTCACGCTCTCAAGGGATGAGGGCAAACGTACTCGATTGGAACTGCAACCCGGAGGCCTTTTATTATGATGAAATTCTTTACCAGCATCGTGACAAGCTGCAAGGATATTGCAGGCAAGCTTCGCAACATTAGCGGCAAGGCCAATGGAGTCGTGTTTGACAATCGCCAGATGATGCAGCATTTTGGCTTTATCAGTATTCCAAAAGCTGGTGAACGGTGCCTGTTCCTGCAATTTGGGAATGTCGTTATTGCAGTGGCTAGTGACGGCAAGGACCGTCCAAGTGTCAAAGAGGGTGAAACAGCTCTGTATCGCAAAAAGGAGCATTACATCATCCTCAAGGATGATGGCACAATTGCCATCAAGGCCGAAGGCGGTGTTGATGTCGATGGCGATGTGCGCGTAAACGGCGAAGTGAGTGACAAGGTGGGTAAGCTTTCCAAGCTCCGCGACACATTTAACCAGCATACGCATGTGGGCAACCTTGGAGCACCAACGGCTCCGCCTACTCAACAAGATACGGGGGCCTAAATGCTTGACCTGGACACTCTTGATTCTGAATTTTCGCGGATTGTCAAATCTGCTGACGGCAAGACAAGCGTTGCGTCTCAGCTTGCCACGGCCTACGATAATTACGCAAGGGGTGGCGTTATCCTTGGTGCAAATCTTTCAGCTGGTGGCGACAAGTCGCTTTTGGAAAGTGCCTTTACGGTATGCAATCCATCCGAAGGTACTGCCGCCAACATGGCTGCAAAGCTCTGTGCCTATTGGCAGGGGTTGCCAAAGCCCGGAATCCCGTCTCACGGTGGTGTGGCCGTCGTGTCCGTCGTTCCGACCTTTGCGGCTGCTCAAGCCGGCGTTTTGGCGGCTATCACAAATTTGGTAAATGCGCAAGCGGCTTCCAAACAGGAAGTTCAAAAGCCCTACAAGAAGCTTTTTGGGACCATTGAAACAGTTTTGAAGACCGCTGCTTGCACTGTCACTGAAACCATGCCCACGACACCGCCGAGCCCAGCACCTTTCCCGGAGTTTTTGCAATGAATACTGAAAAGATTAAAGAAGAAGTCCAGCTTTCGCTTTGCATAGCCAAGGGTAGCTTATTCAAGAAACCCGAATTTGGACACCGTTTCAAGGAACTTGCCCGTGTTCCAGCGTCAGAAAACACCCGAAGCAGGGCTGAAACTTACGCCTGTGAAGCATTGCAGTGGATGTTGGACTACAAGCACTTGAGAAGCGTTACCGCAGACGCAACCTACAAGAACAACGACAAGTTGCTTGTCCATGTTGAATGTGTCGCCTACAATGGCGATGTAATTGAATTTTCTCGTTTTGTGGAGGTTGGCGATGTCCATAACAGTTGATGAAATCCTGCGTCGAATGATTACAGACGCAAAGAATCTTAATCCCAATATTGATATCTCTCAAGGTACAGAGACCTATATCCGCTTTGCCGCTACCGCATCAGCTATATGGGGGCTATATAAGCAATTTGACTGGACCCTTGACCAGATTTTCCCGCCTACAATGAGCAAGGAAAGCCTTGAACAATGGGCAGCTGACCGCAACTTGAATTATGAGAACCTGACCGCAAGCGAACTCTTGACGCTCATTCTCTCTTACATCCGTAACCCGCAAAGCGGCGGTAAACCGACGGATTTTGAACGCTGGGCGCTTGAAGCATCCTCGACGGGAAGGGCGATAGCTCTTGAATCCTCGATGTTTTCGGGCAATATGAGCAATTTGAGCGGAGTAAATGCAGTCAAGCCTCACGACCTTGATGGTGTAGCCTTTACCTGTAGCGGCTCTGATACGGGTAAGTATATCGTTATCGATTTGGGTAGTTCAAAGGAAATTATCGGCATTGGTCTCGGTTTTATCACCAACCGTGATGCTACTTTCGGCATTTCTATCTCCGATGATGGCGAAAGTTGGACTCGCTTGGGCAAAATTGAAGCTGCCTATTGGTGGGCTATGGCGAATTTTGACGCTTCCACCAGATTTATCAAAATAGCCCTTGAGGAAATCGCAAGCATCGAGAGTTGGCAGACGGAAGCCTTGAACGAAATCAAGTGTTTTGGCGTTGAAATCTACGAAGCTAGCGACACGGACGAAAAACCCACAACATCCAAATGTCTGCACAATCACTATGGCGTAGGCACTGTGCTTATGTTGATGGGCCCGAGTTCACTTTCGATGCGGTGCTGTGAAGCCATCCGCGCAAAGTGCGAATACGAAGGCCCGGTTGCGCCTCGCGAAATCTGGGTTAATGTACCAAAGGAAACAACGCTATCCTTGAAGGTTGAAGTCAACGACTTTGCAAACTTGAACGAGTCCGCTTTCCGGGAAGATGTCGTCAAGTATTTTGCAAGTCTCAAGGCCGGAGACCTTTTTATTCCGTCGCAGATCATTGTGTATGCCATCAAGAATGGCGGCTCTAATGCTACAGTGTTGGTCTCTAAAAATGGTGGCGAATATGTCGAACAGACCTCGGCAATAACCTCTAATCCAACTGAGAAGTTCATCCTCGGCACCCTTGAGGTTCTTGATGAGTGATAATCCGTTCGAAAGCCCTCATTACAAGGCTCTTACGCAGCTCTACCCGCTTCCGATGGATACGGAAGAATACATTGTTGCCAAAGAGCTTGATTTAGTGCTGAATCATGCCGATGCGGCTTATCCTGAAATATTCCCAAGCACGGCAACAGCAACGCTTGAACGCTGGGAAGACCTCTACGAGCTAGGACATACAGGCACGCTAGAATATCGTCACTATGTGCTCTTGGCAGCTATCAACAGAGAATCGGGCATCGCTGAACGCCATTACAAGGCGCTTGCTGCTGCAATCGGCTTTACCATTGATATAGTAAAACCTCCCAGAATGTTTCGCGCCGGCTTAAGCCGTGCAGGATTCCCCGTGTATGATCCTGATTGGCAATACACCTGGATTGTGAAGTGTGGGCAATTGGAAGAATCTTGCGGTCTTTTGAAAAGAACGCTTAACGAGCAAAAGATTCCATTCACTGAAATTGTTTGGGAGTTTGCACCTGAAGGACTGATTTTGTTAGAGAATGGCGGCAAGTTGCTCACAGAATACGGACACCCGCTTGTTGTCGAAGAACCTGAACAAGTTTAAAAAAGGAGTACAATAATGGCAGAAGAAAACAAGAAAATCTCTGAACTCATGCAAAAAACGCTCGCAGAAGTCATTTCTAGCGGCATTGTGCCGGTCGCCATTCCTGGTCTTGGCACATTCCATATTGCAGTTGAAGACCTCAAAGGAAACAAAGGCGATAAGGGCGACAAAGGGGACAAAGGCGATACTGGTGCAACGGGTGCAGCTGGCCAAAATGGATCCAACGGCTCCGACGGAAAATCCGCGTATCAAATTGCTGTCGATAACGGCTTCGAAGGAACCGAAGCCCAATGGCTTGCATCGCTCAAAGGTGCTGATGGTGCCGCAGGAGCTGCTGGAGCAAAAGGTGATAAGGGCGATAAAGGCGACAAGGGTGATACTGGTGCAACGGGGCCGCAAGGCCCTGCGGGGGTGTCTGATATCGTTCTGATAGCATTGTCCGATGACCCAAGATACGCTCAACTTACAGCGTTGATTTCTCAGGGGAAAAGCCCTATTATTATTGATGATACGGGAACATGTGGTCCTGAAGGTCGCGCGTTCACGGTGATGCATATTGATTCGACAAACAACCAAATTCGGTTTGTTGCTACTGAAGATTCATGGTCCAGCACAACAACGAAAACGGGTGGTTTTCATGGGCTGACTATAACCGTTATGGATATTAATGCGAACGGAGCCTCTTGCAATCATTATACAGCTGCAACTCTTGATGATGTTGGGTTGATTATCCCTGATCATAATAATGATTGCGGTTTGAAAGGTGATGTGTATCTAGCCTCCAATAATTCTTTAAATGTAATTGGTTCTTATAGTGCGGCAACTTTAAAATTAGCAGTAAAGTCAACCGAATACGACGATAATTTGCAAGAATTTTTGACGTGGGATGATAGCAACTATGTTGTCGAAGTGACCCCAACGGTCAATTGTACTGTAGAAGTCTATGGCGGCGCTTATTACAATGGGGCATCTACCTGTTCTGTTTTGGGATCTCCTTTCAAATACAGCGCTGATGCAGGAAATGTCATGACTGCGGGTAAAACATATCAAATTACTGTTGTTGGCCATTGCTGGACTATGGCTGAATTTGTTGCCCCTGCAACGCCTTCGGCATAAGGAGTTATCTATGATTTTCACCCATCATGGAATCAACTCTTTTCGTCGGGCTGTAGCGCCTGCTACAGGTGCGCTTACGCTCGAAATGAACGTGACGGGCCAAGGCTTTGACGCGACAAGAACATTTCATGTCATCGTAATTTTCGGCTATCCGGTGGACTATACTATTGATGGAGCGGCGATTTCTAATCCCGATGCCTATTACAATGGATATCTCAAAGACGGCGACAGTGTGACTCTTGGCAACCTTCCGGCAGGAGTAAGCCTGACAATCGTCGAAGACATTACATCTGCCGATACAGCCGCAGGCTATGCTCAAGTGTCCATTACGGGTAATCCTGGCAGCGTTATTGCAGGCACGACATCGACGGTTTCGTTTACCAACTCTTACACCGCCCCTGGTGACGCTTTGACTCCGTATGAAGACCGTGGCATAGGTCTCAGCTCGTCAAATGACAACTCCGGGCGTTTAAATGTGCCTGATTCTAAGAATCAAAGCCTTTTCGTCGTTGTTCCTGGTGTGGCTGGCAAGGTCATTACTGCGTTTGACGTATGGACGGACCAGCCTAATGCCGCTAGCGTATATAAGCAAAACGAAATTGTCGCAGGTACGTTCAATTCGTTCGATTTCCTCGGGCATGACCCTACTGTAGCACCGCAACAAGTGCTTGCTCAACCTCCGTCTTATGCGGCCTCCTGGACAACGACCCAAGAATCGGACGGCAGTTATAGGCAGCATATCGTACTTGATACGCCCATAACGATGGAATCAGGCAGACAGTATGGATTTATCGTGACGACTCGCGGCGACGTGAACCACACCAACTGCGTGTGTTCTAGCCTTGCGAGCGCACAGAATCTAATGCTGACCTCGACTGAATGGTATGAACCAAGTCCGCAATATGACCCGCCTGCAGTTGTTTTCTCCTGGTGGGAAGCAAACAAGTATTGCTTTGCTGGCACGCATGCCCCAAGCATCAAATTTTACTCAACTTAAAGCCCTTTTGAAAAGGAGTTCAACATGAATACAAAGACCTTTAAAACTGGTGATATTGTGACCCCGGAGTTCCTGAATGAACTCCAAAATCCATCGTTCAACAAACAACCCGGCGAAGTAGGGGCCTTACCACTGCCTCCCAATTATTCCGAAAAACAACAATGCCAGACGATTCATGTCGCCGGAGAAACGACTTCAGTTAATTTGGGCGACTGGCCTTATAATGCGGTAATTGTGGTTAGTGTGTTTATGAACGGGGAAACTCCAGTATATCCCAGAAATCTTACCGTTCGGTGCGCTAACACCACAGGCGCAATCGTTGTTATCCCTGAATTAGACCAAAATGGAACGCTGGCTATATCCGTAGTTGGCGCAGGTTCTACTGAGCATGCTTCGGCGTCGCTAAAACGTGGTGATATCGCTGTTATTAATGCCTTTGATGCCGTTGACGAGGTGCATTGCTTCATCCGCAGGCTTCAAACAGGTGATCGAGTTGAGTATAGGAACGTTTTGTCCTCAATATTCACGGTTGATGGTGCTGATGGCCATAAAGCGATGGCTTATATCGACTCAAATTTCAATTTGGTTATAGGTGCCGCAAATAATTCCTCTATTCCAGCACTTGATTTAAAGCTCCCTTTGAAAGTGCCTTCTATTTCGGCAAAAAAGACAAACCACCCTATAACGATTCCTGAAAATTTAACTCCAAACGACACTCGCGATACTCTAGCGCTTTACATGGAACGGTATGCACCGGATACATTAGATGTTTTTAGAAAAACTGATGGTTATCCCAATTCTGGTGGCGGTAATACGGTGCTTAGCGGTACTTTTACATTGACTGGGTATGTTCCAAATTTGGGCGATGAACTAACCGTTCATAATATAGGCTCTTATGATTTAGGGATTCTGTGGACCGACTTCAAGGGAACTTCTCGTTCTGTAATAGTTTCTCCAGGATGTAGCAAAAGGTTTATCGCCATTTCAATTGATAATTCTGCCGTATCTTGGAGCGCTATAGGATAAAGTTTTGATATGCAAAAGGATGTAACGGTGTGTTACATCCTTTTAATTTTGTCTCATTAGACCCGATAAGTTGTCTCACTCAAACCGCCGCGTTATATCGGCGAAAATGCAGCCC